TGACGACTTGATAGAGGCAGTAGACTGTGATGTTGAATGCAAGCAAATAGGTGACATGAAGTATGTTGTCGTCAAGGGAGAAGGTGAAGTGACTACCCTCATCCTGCGTGGTGCTACCAAGCAGACACTTGATGAGACTGAGCGTGGATTTGAAGACGCTCTCGGTGTCGTCTGTCTCGCTTACAACACCGGTAAGGTCGTTGCAGGCGGAGGTTCTTCGTATCTCAATGCGGCACTGCATATACGCTCAAGAGCGGCAGAAGCAGGTGGCCGAGAACAGATGGCCATTGAAGCATTCGCAGATGCACTGGAGTCCATACCTGCTACCATTGCAGAGAACGCCGGTCGTGACCCACTGGACACCATCCTCACGCTTAGGAACGAACACAAGTCGGGTAACACTGACGCTGGCCCTGATATTGAAAATGGCGGAGCCTGCTCTATGTTAGAGCAGTCTGTCTACGAGCCTGTTGATTTAGTCAAGCAGGCGATTCAATCGGCAAGTGAAGTAACCATCAGTATTCTACGCATTGATGACATCATCGGAAAGCGAGAGTAAGTCCAACTTGGGTGTATGGTGTAACGGATAGCATTCCGACCTTCTAAGTCGGAGATGGGGGTTCAATTCCTCCTACGCCCGCTTGACTTTTGCTCACCCGCTTGCGTTTTTTGGATTTTGCTCACCACTTCACTTAAGTACAGAACACCATACGGAAAGATACGGGGCAACTTATGAATTCCCCTACCAACTAACGGAGAGAGAAATATGAAAATATACACAGAAGAAGACAGCATAAAAGATACTGGAACGGAATACTATGTCAGTATTATTGAAAGTGAAATGCAAATTGCAGAAGAAATGCCAGTGAACGGTTTTGTTCGTGACAGTGGTGATGGCGAATACTGGCTTGGACATTTTGAAACGGGTACTTGGGCAGAAGAATGCATCACCTGTACGGAAGAACAAAAAGACGCACTTGCATACCTTGCTAACTACTTACAGATAGATGCTCAGTTTGTTTCTCGTGAAATCGTAACGAAGGGTCTTGAACTGGCCAAAGCAGTACTTACTTACCCGCCCGCCGAATGAGATACTTGGACAGCCGACCGCCGGTTTGTTTCGCTACAGGTTTAGCCTTGCGCTTGCGCTCGCCTTTGAAGCCAAGTTGTCCGTGAAAGCGTATGTACTTGCACGAAGGGCATTGGTGAATAACGGCCTTCTCGCCGCTGATGTAGTTACCTACAATACAGAGAGGCAGAGCCTTGAGATTACAATTCTCGCACTTCTGCTTGAGAAGGTCTACGAAGCCACCCATCAACTCACCGTATGCAAGTCTACCTTGTGCCAGTTTGCGCCATCGTAAATGAACTTGGCGTACTTGTTGATGGCGACATCTACATTGATTTTGGTACTCGTACTGTGACCGCCACTCGTTGAATCAAAGTGTAGGGTATGAGAGCCAGCCTTGTGGTAGATTTCAACGACATGTCCTACCCCGAATGCACCAGTAGGGTTGATGGTTCTGTTGTTGTCCGTAGTGACAATCCATATGTTGGCTTGGTCAAAGGTGAAGGTGACATTCCCCGAAGTAGTGACTGTCTCAAGACGATTCGGACCAAGCACATAGGTACTTGTTACAGGCGTACTGTTGAGATTCTTCGGTATTGAGGCGTAGATTGCGCCGTGCTTGTTACCCGCCACATCTACTCTATGAGTTTGCCATATGGCTCCGAAGGTACTACCGCTAAGGTCGCCGTCTTCGGGACTGGAGAAAAACCCGTCCAAGTCAGTGACAGCGTTGGCGGTGTCTACATTGCCGATTGACCCTTTGGTCATGGGTGTCAGGTACAGTGGGGACGAACGAATGTAAGTCCTCCTGTCATGTATCGTAGGCGTAGTGTTGAGCGAAGCAGTAACGCTACCTGCGCCACCTGTCATGGAGTATCTTATCACGCCGAGAACAGTGTGATGATGATTACCGTCAGTGTTTCCGCTGATGCTGGGAGTTGAAAGAAAACGGTTGGGAATCAGAGGCGTACCACTACTGGGTGCGGCTGGTGTTCCCATTTCGTACATCAAGTGCGCTTCCGGCGTGTTTCTACCTACAAGGAAGACAACTACGAATACATCACTGGTTGAGCCCGGTACGCTGGGGAGGTCTCCGCTATGGTTCGCACCTCCTCCTGTTGTCCCTACGGTAAAGGTCTCACTTGACCCCTGTCCGCCTGCAAACTTGTACATTGTTCCGTCAAGTACACAGTTTCCACCGTATACCTTGACTTCCCCTTTACTGCTACCGATTTCAATGTAGCCGGGAGTGTTGGGTACTATACTGTTCCTTAATGAGTCTCCACGAGCCCCGTCTCCGAGCCTCATGATACCATTACCGTGTAGTCCTTCGTAGATATTAGTCAAACTGGGGCTGGTTAATCCATCCCCGTCTCTTAGACCTTGTGCGTTTGCACCAAAGCCACTTCCGCTCATGTGTCCTGCTTTTGGATTCGTCATACTGTCACCTCAATGATTGCCGAGAAATGGAGTTCGTTGTTGCTGGTCTTCTGCACTGAGTTGTAAGTGTATCGCATAAAGTCAGTAGTGTCAGTGGAATCGCTGGGATTCTTGTACCTAATGACAACCTCTCTCAGTGGACGGGTGAAGGTAGTATCTAAAGCAAGTTTCGCTTCAACAAAGAGCGTATTGTCATCTACCACCCTGACGGTTGGGGTAACGACAACGGCAGGGCTACTGATGCCCCCGTCTTCCTGAGTCGCTACAGTACCGTCAAAGCCGAACACTACTTCGTTAATACGACCTTTCAGTGTGTCAATCAAAAATCTCGTTCCTTCGTTTAATAGCGGCATATCATCCTCTCCTGTTCCCTAAGAAATAACTGTGTACTGAGCCAATCTTAAGATGGGAATTCAATTCTTCTGCGAAACTTGCAGATGAAAGTACGAACAACTCTTCGTCGTCGTCCACCTTGTGTACACTGGCTGACTTGATAACAACAGTAGTTGATGCTACGGAAGCAAGGTGTATGTGCCCTAACTTGTTACCGTTTGCAGTATACACTGCTTGGTTGTCTGTACCAAATGCACTTGTAGCGTTAGTTCCATTCACTGTAAATGAGGTTGTGCCGATAGCATATCCACCTCCGTTGTTGATGAGAACACCTGTGCTCTGTAACTGCTTGGTGCCGTTAATGGTGTTCCTACGATTGAGGCCGATTGTGTAACCCACACCTCTATTCATGTCCACTCGCTCTGATAGTTTCCAAGTGACCTTGACCTTGAAGCCAAAGGATGTACTGAACTCTTCTACAGAGAACTGTCTGTTACGCTCTTCGTTAGCGTCGGAACTACCTGCTACATCTATTTCTTGGAAGCGTTGCAGTACATCTTCCAGTGTCACATCTACCGAGTTGACATGTAGTTCGGTGGTTTTCTCGTTAAGATTGAGTTTACTACCCAGCACAACATACCGTTCGTTGTCACTGCGAGTCTGATAGGACACCATGTCACCGGGGTGCATGTGGCTGGCCGATGCTACATTCACTAACCTGCGACTGCCTGTGGCGTTCTTCGCCATCTTGAGCATACGCTGACCGATGACCTTTGCACTGGCCTTAGTGATGGCCGTAGGTGCATGTATTCCGCCGGGAACCTCATTGATACCGTCTTGCTGTCTGCCGAAATCGTCTACTTGAACGACATTTTCTTTATTGTTAGCGATTCTTTTCCCTCTAACAACGACACGATTCGGTGTATTCTCGTTTCTGTCTTCAATTGTCCCGCCCAACACTCTGTTCTCACCGACAAAGTATTCACGCTCAATGTGATTCTGAGGGAAATAGCAGACATTTCCAAATCGGTCAGACTTGGGACTGTACCCATCATGCTTTGACAAGTATCTTAGAGCACTGTAGGCGTCTACGCCTAAGAAGTCTTGAGCCAAGAATGTGAGGCTGGGCGTACGAGACCGCACACCGTTGATACTGCTCGTGTTCGCTTTGGCGACACGGTGAGCCAAATCAGAAGTCCGCAAGCCCACGCCAACTTTCTGAGCAAAATGGATGGTTTTATTGGTGAAGCCCATGGAGTGCAAACTACGACCTTTGAGGTTCTCCAGTCTGAATCTCGTACCTTTGGTAGCATCTTGAATCTGTGATACAACGAGGGCTTGGTCATTGTCTTCTGCACCGACAGCCAGTGCGGGTAATGTGCTCGCAGTGGTCATCTTATCGCCGTCAAGGAACAGCGCACCTTCGTATCTTACATTCTCTGTCGGATTGTGAAGCAAACGGATGGTATCTTCCTCTTCAATTAACTTGTAACGCTTCTCTGTGGTCGGCATGAAGTCCGATTGCGTAGGAGCGTTGACGACAAAGCCAGCAGAAGTTTTGGTGTACTCACCGTGTCGTACGGCGTTGTCAACAAACCGTGGCTTGCGAATGACCTTCATGACGGAATCTTGGTCTGCGTTGAATCGGCCAGTGATGGTGTTTTTACCCAGCGTCATATCACTCACTCCCCGCTATGGTCTCCGGTGTTATAAGATGCATCACCCTTGCTACCCTTCGGATGCAGGGTCTGACTGAATCGTGGCTGAACTTCATAGTCCCCTTCTTCATCGTCTGTAGAGCGACGGCTGGCGTCAGAACGGAAGTGTTCCAGTGTGTTCTCTGACATGACCATACGGGCCACTGGAGAGCGTATGTCAGCCTTGTCGTAACCGGCGACCTCTACGCCTTGTATCTTGGGTCCTGAACTTGACGCTTGTATTGGTAGTAGTGGGTCTACAGAATACACGGGTGCGTAAGGTGGACTGCTCGGAGTTCCTGTCCTTGCGCTCGGTACATCACTGGTGAACATTCCGTACTTACCACCGGCAGTAGCCCTAAAGAAGTTTGAGCCAGCCTGTGGGCCTGTCGTATCAATGAACGGTCGGAACATCTGACTGTGTTTGTAATCAAGACCATGAGCAGGTCGGTAGATGAACTGAATAGCATCATCAGTATAGTTGATGTTCTCCAATGCAGGGTCATGGTTAGCATCACTGTATGGATTTGAAGAGGCAGTGAGCGGTACGCCGTGGGGTGAGGTAATGCCGTATTTGTTCGCAAGATAAGACTCTACTTGTTTTCTTTCTTCGTCACTTAGTGCCGAAGAATAAATAATCACTTCCGCCATTTGACCTGTCAATTCAAAACTACCAACATCACCCAAGATAGGCATAGCGGTGGTGGCGGTCTTTTTGGTAAATACCGCACTTGAAGTGACCTCGGAAACACCGTTTACAAAGAGATTCTGTGTAGTAGTCCCACCACCTGCTCCGTCACTTCCCGACATTCTCAAAGTGACGATTGAAGGAGTGTTTGGAACAACTGTGTCACTTCCAGCAGACATAACAGTAACAGCACTACCTGTCCCAGTACGCCACTGCCAGTAGTTTGCGCTACCCGACATCCTTGCGTAAAGAATCCATCCAGTATTTCCATCTCTATTTTCAACAATACCGTGATAATTTCCATCATCGGCATCAACGGTGGAAACAATGAATGCAGTAAAGTTATTCGGATTCAAATCAGAACTAAAGGTAGTGGCCAATGCGTCGTCTCCGTCAAAGTGAACAAGTGGCTGATTGTTGAAGTCACTGTCACTTGCTACAAAGTCAGGTTGGGCACTTGCACTTGCTTGTACAAACTCGTGACCGTTACCACTT